TGCAGATCCAATTCCATAAGCTTGCGGATACGCCCGCCGCCCTCGGCAACGGCTTCAACCGTGCGATAGCCAATTGACATGCTATCCAAAGCCCCGGCCCGCAGCATCACCATAGCCTCCTCGGCCAGCTTAATGCCTTTCAGCAATCGGCCCTTGACGAATAGCCCGCGATCGTCCTCGCGCACCTCATCCCATACGCCAATGACCTTGCTTGTATCGTGCTGCCAAAGCATTTTGACCTTGCGGCCCGTGCCAAGGGATTTGGTAAATGCGCCGCGCTCGACTACATCAAGCCCTTGGTCAACAATGCCAAAAACCGACGCATAGCCTTCGAACTCGCCGTCCGCGTCCGGTTCTTTTTTCAACTCGAAAGCGGCTTGCTTGTGTTCGATCATGCGTCTGCCCCGTTTATGTTTGTTACGTTATAACATAACGCGCGGCGCTGCGCTAGTCTCTCACCACAAAGCCCATTGCGCAGCGGCAATTGATAACCTGCCCGGCATCATCGGCTGATGGGTCGCCGGGATACATCAGCGCCTCGCCGCCGATGTCAAACGGCACGTCTTTGGCAACGATTTGACCGTTAGCAATCCTGTGATCTTCCCGCGTGCGCTCATCCTCGGCGCTGATCCATTCCTTATCCAGCAATAGGCCCGTTTCATCGGCGGCAGCGAAAGCTCCTGCATTAGCGGCCCCGTGCGTTTCCGTGCGAGCAATCATAGCCGCGCGGGCGGTTGTCATGATCGGGATAGCCTCACGGACTAGCTTTGCAACGCCGAATTGCCCAAGCCCTTCCTGATACCCGCGATCCACCGCATTGACGATCTGTTGCCGCGTGGTATCCGCAACCCGTGTAATGCGTGCGCGTATCATTTCCGACGCGATATAGCCCAGCGCAATCCGCGCCATGGTAGCGGCGAAGTCCTTAGTCTCAAGCGCCTGCCCGCCATCCTTGCCCATCTGCACCACGCGCCCGCCAAATACGGCCATGGTCGCAATCGCCATGGATTGGTAAAGCATGGTCAGCCGGTCGATATGGTCACGCGCTAATGGCACCTCGCCCGTATGCTCGTAAACGGTAATCATATCTTGCATGGCCCGCGCCAATTCACCGCGCACCCGCTTTGCAAAGCCAATCTCCAGCCGATCAAGCAAGATCACCTGCCGCCGTTGTTCCCGGCGCGGGTTTGCGTCAATTAGTCTGGTTGCCATAGACCCACGCTTTCACGTCATCAGCAGTCAATTCAGGCGGCACATCAGGCACCACTGGCGGCACTGGCTCTGGCGCTGGTAGCGGCTCAGTCGCCATTGACAGGCTGATCTGTGACGCATTAACCAGCAACGCATCCCCGCCTTCAATCGGCTTGTATCCCTTCAATTCGCGGCGCTCGTTGATGGTCAAATCGGTTGCCTTGTCGGCCATATCCCAAAGCGTTTGGCGCTTTTCAACAATGGCCGGGATCTGATCCATGTCAGGCTTAATCATCAATTCGCCGCCGGTCAGCCATTCCGACCAATCCTGCGCGATCCAATCCACCATCGGCGTTACGGTATCTTCCCAGAACGCAAGCCGCGCCTCTTGATAGTTTGAATATGTGTTATCGCCCGGAATGCCAAGCAATTGCGGCGGCACGCCAAATCCCAGCGCAATATCACGCGCCGCTGCGTTCTTGGCATCGATGATGCCCATATCCGTCGGGCTAAGGCCCATTGGCTTCCAATCAAGCCCGCCCTCTAGCATCATCGGTCGGCCAGCGTTGCGCGATCCAGAATACTGTTCGTCAATCTGCGCTTTCAGGCGATTGAATGCCTCGTCCGATAGCGTCTCACCATTGCCCATTACCATTGCACCGGACGGCCTGGCGCTGTTTTGCAATAAAGCCTGCATCCATTGCATGGCCTCGTTGTGCTGATCGATAGAATAGGCCGACGCTTCCACGGGGGAAAGCCCATACCAATCATCAAGTGGGTTAAACATGCGAATATGGCGCACGTCGCAATCTTGCGTTGCCTGATCCATTTCCCATTCGGCTTTGCGCCCGCCGACTTCATAGGTATAGCCCAGCGGGAAGCCGTTTGACCCTTGCAAGACTTTCATGCGATCCGGGCGAAGCTGATACAATTCGCGGACGGATTGCCCGACTTTAACGCGCTCCTCGTACCCATTGCCGGATAGCAGCAGATAGCCAATCTTGGCTTGAATGTATTGCGCACCCGATTGTTGCGGGTTTGGCCTTTCAAGCAGGTTCAAGACCTCATGCGTTGAGATTTCCGTTTCACCGCGCCAAAGGGTCCACTTGACGGACGCCACGGCGTCGGCAATGCGGTTTACCGCCTGATACGCCACCACGTTGCGCCGATACGCCTCATCTGCAAACGCTTTGTAATCGCGCCCAGACCATACGGCTTGCCCCGGTGCCATGACCATCAGCGCCCCAGTTGCGCTTGCTTTTTCTTCTCGGCGTCCAAAGATATTTGGAAATTTCATGCAATGGCCCTTATCCGGTTTCGTGTATGTTACATTATAACGTTGTGAAACGCTATAGGGCGCGAATGCGTGGTGCAGCTTTGGTGCGTATCATTGGCGCGACAGCATAGCGCACGGCGTCCCAGCCGTGGTTATGGGCGTCAACTATGGCCGTCGTGATGTCTCCTGTATTGCGGTCGATTTTGTAGCTGTAGAGCCGCGATTCGCGATGCATGTTAGTGCAGTCTGGATGAATGACAATGCGGCGGAACGACCGCAGATAGGCTATCCCGTCTTCAACGCTGCCCGGCCACTTATCAACCGATTGAGCGCGTGGCAGGCCATGGCGCTTTAAGTGCGATATGCTTTCAGGCCGTGAATTATCCCATCGGCTAACAGCGGACGCAAACGCGGGGATTGCGCCGATCACGAATGCCGATGTGTCGTCCAGTTCCAAGCCCGTCTTGAACGCCTCGCGCCTGATATACAGATCATCACCAGCCAGCCATATTTCAACGGCGGCGGTCGGATCTTGCGAGAAGCCAAAGTCGCCCCCGAAGTACGGCCCATGCCAATCGCCTGTTGGCTCGAATGCCTCCACCTTGATCTTGCCAGCGAATACCTGCGCATCGCTGTTTTCAAGATATGCGCCTTCCCAAACGTGGGCATATGTTGCGGGGTCAAGTCGCGTTTGCTCACGTTGCCTTAGCTGATCGAGGCCATGCGGAAAGAATGGATTATCCGACCAATTGACTTCTGTCACGATTGCATTGGACGGCGGCGCTTTGCGAAAGCGTTTATCAACCGGCGATCCATCAAGTCGCGGGTTCCAGATTGCCCACAACTCCGACTTTGGTTGCCGGAATACGGTCGCCTCCAGCGCAAGCCATGATTGTTCTGGCACGTCCTCGGCTTCTTCTACGATGGTCAAATCTATCTTGGCCAGTGACTTGATGCTGCCAACGCTATGGCGCAATCCGCGAAAGACAAACTCGGTTCCATTCTTTCCGCGCAAATAATCCACGCCAACGTCATAATGCGCCTCAAGCCAAGGCTCGGACGCAATCGCGGCTTTTAATTCCGCGTGAAAGCTTTCCTTGATGCTTGCCTGAAATTCGCGCGTGCATAGAACGCGGATGGGATCAACGTATCCCCATATCGCCGCCATCTTTGCAGCGCCGTATGATTTGCCAGATCCGCGCCCGCCGTGCAGCAATCGATACTGCACTGATCCGCGTGGCGGTGCGAATGCGTCTCGCAGCTTGCGCGGTAGCTTAACCGTTGCATTCGTCATCGTCTGCCGCGCTTAGGATGATTGTAGTTGGCGTCATGCTGCCGTCTTCGGAAACATGGTTGACGTCTTGCTTTTCGCGCCATCCTGCCCGCGTCTTCATCCAGAATATCATCGCTGTTGTGTCGCCGCCCTTGGCCTTGTTAAAGAGCGCCCCGCCGATCTGCGCGTTTGCCTTGGCTGTCGATTGGTCCAACTCCTCGCGGTAATGCTTGCGCAAGGTTTTCTTGTCGATTCCCAGAATATCGGCCAGCACGTCCTGCGTTGTTCCCATAGTCGTATGCAGCGCGACAAGCTGGCGCTGTGCGTCTGTCGGGTAGTGCGTGCGGTCAGGTGGAGGGGTTTGTGTCATTTCTTTCTAGCATCCTTTAATTTACTGGTTGCATATAGGTGCAAATTGCGGCTCAGTGAATAAAAATAGGAGTCAAAACATGAAAAACCCCCACGAAACTTTCTGCCTTGATAACGCCGTATCTTTCACCGCCGTTCGCGGTTTTGGATCTAATCGCATCCGCACCAATCACGCCACAAAAGCCGAGGCCGAAGCGCAAGCTAAAACTTACGGCGATGGGCGCACAATGATTTACGCTATCACCGCGCAAGGAAACAGCGCCCATATTTGCAACGCCTAGGGGCAAGCTGGCCCAGTTACATTCCAAAACAACACAAGCCCGGCACCGTGTCGGGCTTTACATATCCGCCAAGCCTTCGCGTCATAATGCGGGCAGCTTTGAAACGGCGGCTTTTCCTTTAAAGCCTTGGAAAACTCAATTCCCGCTTTGTGTATTGTTGCGCCCGCCACGTCTGCGGCTGATAACTTGCGCCCCACTTCGACAACGTGTCGCCGTGCGTTCGGCCACGCCTTCGCAAGCCCCCGCGCCAGAACGCCGGAACCGCTTGCGCACCAAACCTCGTCTGGCTCCAATCCCGTAGACCTTGCCGCCTCTGCAATCTTATCAATCGCTGCGGGCAGGTTTACACCGAAAGGCGCAAGCGTTGCCCCCGTCCGGTTGCAGTATTCCCTCGCCCGTGCCTGCACGACCGTCAGATAGCCTGGAGATACCTGCATAACCTTTGCGCCGACCCGCTTGGCTTCAAGCGCCCTGTCATGTGTCTTGGCACGCTTGGCCACAAATATTGTCGCCCGCTTGCCAAGTGCCGCTGCGGTGTGCGCAAGGGCTGTCTGTGCGCCGCCCTCGCACGGGCTGGCATAAACAACCTCTTCCGCGTTCTCGAATAGAACGGGCAGGAAACGCGCCTTTGTCCCGCCGGGAAATAGATCATCACGGACAACGCTAATCCCGTTGTGTTGGGTTACAATCGGCGGCGTCATAGTTCATCACCCAAGTCGCTATGCTCACTTTCCGGCTCGGGGATATGAACCTCAACTGGGCCGCAAGCCTGCGTTGCCTTCTTGCCGTCGCCCTTGACGAAAACAAGCACGTTCTGGTGCGTCTTGCCCAGCTTGCGACCGCTTGCGAATTGCCGCCCGACCCTGATCGGCAGGGAGCCAACAGACGTTACCAAGATTGCTTCGTTGTAGAAGTGCAGGCCCGCCGCCTTAAACGCCTCGACGGTATCGCCCACGAAGTTATAATAGTTGCCCTTCTTGTCGCGCACATCACCGACGACAAAGCAGGCGAAGCGGTTGTCTTTCAACTGCGCGCAAGCCTTGGCGATGATCTCAAAATAGGCGGGCTTGAAGTCCTCATATTTCAGCGTCGAAAGGTCGTTAGGGTCGTCGCTGTAAACCTCAAGGTCCGCATATGGCGGGCAACTGAAAACCATGTCAGCCTGAACGTCCGCGCAGATGCGGTCAATGTTGCGGCTGTCGCCTGTATGCCAGACTGGCATTGGATCGCTGCAAAGGTCGTCGCCTTGCGTTTTGTTTGCCGCAACCTGTTCCTCGCGCAATTCAACTCCGATGTATTGCCTGCCCAATTTGCTCGCAACGATGCCACGCACTGAGCCACCCGCAAATGGGTCAAGAATTGTGCCGCCTTGCGGGCTGAACCAACTGTAAGAAAGTTCACAAAGTGTCGGGTCAAAAATGGAGCCGCCTTCGTTATTGCCACGCCCCGCAAGATAATGCCCCTCTGGCAAATTTGCGGGGACGCTGGTCGGGTCAATATCGCGGCCAACTTCGCTTTCAATGCCCAAACCAAGCCAAGCCCGCTTGCGGTTCTGCCACCAGCCCTCGCGGGCGTTCAAAACGCTAAATGGCGCAATCCCGAACTTATCCGCAAGGCTTGCCGTCGATCCCTCGTTGTCGCCTTCGCCTGGAAGCGGCTCTTCTTCCATCTTGAAAGCGTTCAACTCGTCAAGGTCAAAACCAGTCAACGTCAAATCAAAGCCTTGCGCGTCTAAGTCTTGCAATTCAACTTTTAGCATTTCGTTATCCCACCCCGCATCCAGCGCGAGGCGGTTGTCTGCGATAACATATGCGCGGCGCTGCGCCTCGGTGAGATGCGAGGCCTCGATCACAGGCAAGTTTTCAAGTCCTAGCTTTTGCGCGGCCAGGACGCGGCCATGCCCGGCGATGATGCTGTTATCCCCGTCCGTGATGATCGGATTGAGAAACCCAAATTCTTTAATACTGGCGGCAATTTTTGCCACTTGCGCCTCGCTGTGCGTGCGACTGTTGCGAGCGTATGGGATCAGATCCGCGACCTTTGCGGTTTTATACTGGGGAAATGGTTTGTTCTTCATATTACATCCTTATCACATTATTCTTATTTTGTCACGTTGCCGATCAATCTTGTGCAACGCGGCGCAGCGCATCCCGATCCACGCGTCCGTCAATGAATGCTTTTTGCAGGAATGAATGATCCATCCCGGCCAGGCTGCACACTTCGCGAAAGTCTCGCCCGGCTTTGGTAATCCACTCGATTGCGGTTCGTTTTGCTGCGATGGTTTCGGCGTCGCCTGTTGCCGTGTTTGTGGCGTCAAGGAATGCTTTATAAACGACGGATTGCCATAGTGCTTTTTCGGGGGTCATGATGATTTCCTTTTTGAGTTACGTTATGTTTCCAAGGTCACGCGGTAGAAATGGGCCAAAACCCGCGCCCTTGGTGCTGATGATTGCGGCGCTATGTAACATTTGCCCACCGCGCCTCTTGTCAGCTTAGCGCCAGTTTATAGCCATGGTCGGGCTAGGCGTTATTGGAACATTACATCATTACAACACAGATGCCAATAGGGGTTATGGTCATGGTTTGGCCCGTAGCCTATCCACCTCGGCTTGTAGGGCGTCCCGCTCTGCCTCGGCCTTTAGCTGTGCATCATGCGCTTCTGCGGCTTGCCCAAGGATTGCCAATTCCTGCAATGCGCTTTCACGGGCTGCGGATCTAGCTGCGATATATTTTTCCATCAATTCGCTTTTGACTTGTTGCGATTTTGGCAAAATAACAATTCGCTTTTTTGTCATGGTCATGCATTGCCCTTTCTTGGCTCACGTTGCGCGGTGCGATATGCCAATGCGCCGTTTAGTGTTTCGATTGCGCCTTGGACGTTGCCAGTTTCCAGCTTTACGGCGGCCAGTGCTATTGCCTCCCGCTGCCCGA